GTCCGATTTTGGCTATCTGATTCGTATATATTTAAATCAAAAGTAATTGATTCAATACTGTTTAAAGAACTAGAAAAAGCTCCTTTAAAAGTTCTTATATCAATACGGGAGGTTGTATCTATAAATCTATAGAGATAATCTTCTTCTGAATCAGCTGTAAAAATTGGTGTTGAACTGTTGTCTGCATCAAAAACAAGGCTGTCACCGCTGACTGAGTTTGAATTAAAGATTAGATGGGGACTTACGCCAGGATCAAGATATAGTTCTCCAGCGTCAGTAACTGCATACGCACCTTCTATGGTTGGAGTGGCGCCTTGTATTATGCTAGTTCCAGTATAAGTGTAATCACCTAGTGAATTTAAACCAGTTGCTGACCTAGTGTATGAGAAGTTTTTATAAAACCTATTTGAATAAAGGTCAATTACACTGGAGGTCCACAAATTATTACTCTTAGTGAAGTCTCCAGTGTTAAAGTTTAACAAATAGGTTTTCATTTATTAAATTCCTAAACCGCATCTAGCCAAATGCTGTATTCGCAAGTAACTCCATTCTCAGGGTGAACGAACATCAAATGCTGACACGGTCTGCTCATTGAGGAAAAATACTCTTGAGCATAGGTGTTGTAGCTTTCTGGTGAACCTGAGACCCTGAGCATTGAGCTACCTATGGTCATTTTAAATTGCTGATGATAGTGGCCCATAAATATATCTTCAAAGTGCTCTGGGATTGCGCCATCTTTCCACCCCATTGCCCTCTTATAGTAGCCGTGATATTGTCCTGGTGCAGGCATTTGATCACCATGAATTAGCAAGGAACTGTAGTTACCTATAGTGTCTACAGCATACCAGTGTCTTTCGCCTTTTCCGTCTGGAATATTAAAGGTTATTCTTGGCTCTTGTCTTCCTTCTTTGTAAAAGAATTCCATCGACTTGTAAAGCAGTCTGTCCATATTTGTTTCTGGATCATGCATCTTTCTACCACGTCCGCCTACTGCGCCGTGATTTCCTATCACGCCAGTAACATGTACGTGCTCAAAGTGTTGCAATACAGTGTCAAAGAACTTGCTCAGAATTGCTGGACCGTTAACGCCTACTTGTCTATAGAGTCCAGAATCTATAAGGTGAGCTTGTCCTGGGAATATTTCTTCACCCTCTACGATGTCACCCAATAGCCATACGTGAAGATTCTTAACAGGATGATGCTTCCTTTGTATTTCCGTTATTTCTAGCAGTTTCTGAGTATAAACTTCTATTCTTTCTGCCAAAACTTCAGAGTTATAATCAGGAGTTATCTTACCCAATTGCCAATCCGCAAATACCGCTACTGCTGTTTCAGGAACCCCTGGTAACACCTTAAGTGTTGGGCCTTTAATGGGAGCAGTTTCTATAGATGAAAAAGCATCGAATGCAGCTTGATATACTGCATAAACTGTTTCATCTTTTACGTTCTTATTCTTTTCAGCTATTTTAGCCAAACGTCTATTCTCAGATCTTAAAAAGATAGATTGATCAGCGGCTGTGGCTTCATGACTATCTAAGAAGATTTGAGCGTCTTGCTCTTCTTCGTTCCACACTTCTGTTATTCCAGTTTCTATTATTTCGCAATCATCATGTAGCACTTCGCCAGGAAAGTTATCATATCCTTCTGATACCATTCTTGCATGGGTCATGTTTTTTGCTTTTACTATCTGCTTTCTTATAACAGAGTAAGTTTGTTCAGACATTAATTTACACCTTTTCTACTAGTTTACGCTCCCATTATAACAGAGAATAGGCTAAGCGTACCAGCAGCCATGTAACTTTTATCATCAGATAGTCTATAATCTTTATTGGGTATATTTCTATTGTCTACCTTAATGTTACTAACAGTGACAGACATGATTAACTCTGAAGAAAGCTTCATCTGTCTTTCTATTTCTGATATTGAAACTGAGTCACCAATTGTGAGACTATTTAAATATCTATTTAAGAAAATCTTTGATTGATTTTCTACGCTCCTAGCAATTGCTCCCGTTGTTCCTTCTCTTAGGGTCAAGGTAGCTGAAACATTTACTAGTTTTTTAGTGGCTATTCTAAGATTCATATTGATACCAACTGGTTTAACTGCTTTAATTTTTTCGTAAACCAACTGACTCATTATACTTATTCCAGCTTGAGTTTCTGGTATAACAACTATGTCACATGTTCCAACACCAAGAGAGGCTTCTCTTATTTTTACATCCCTTACACCCTTAACTGACAAGGCTGCAAATCTAACAGACTCTGCAGTGCCTGACGCAGAGCCTCTAATTGCTGAAACTATTCTTCTTCTGTAGTTGTCATCAGATTCTGAGTTTAGGCTGCTATAAACTTCCTTCGGGTTGTTACAGTAAACTACAATACCCGGAGGTGATATAAAATTATGTCTTACCAGGGTGTTTCTAGCTGCAGTTACATTGTTGTCTGCAAATTTTGCCTTAACTGACCCATAGGCTCTTGTATTACCCGTTGTTATAACGATATCTGAATTTAGTTCATACTGATATTGGGTTGAAGAAAATGCTGTCGTATCATTATATACGAGCGTTCCCTTTGGAATGGTTACGGTTGAACTGTGAGTTGTATTTAAATAAAATTCTATATTTCCAGTAACTCTTTCTGGGACTAGTTCAGATGATATCGTTCTACGCTGTACATTATACAAGGTGCCTATCATATCTAGGTTGATTCCTGAAGCTGTTGAAAGATTAGACTGCTCTATACTCACCTTTAAGGAGTTGTAAAGATCGCTAATTTCAGAATGAATTGCTTCCGCAAAAGCTCTGGCTATTGATCCAGGAGAAATAGCGCTAATTCCTGCGTTTTTTTGCAGAGCATTAAGAGTGGCTACCAGCATTTGCTCTTTACTCTTTATATTAACTGATACCACTCTAGGCTCCTAAGTCTTGTGTTATTGACAATATCGTAGGTTCATTTAAATCACCCATTAGGTAAACATCAAACCTAATAGAATCTGCGGAAACCGGTACTGCCTCAATAGTAATTTGTCTGTTTTTAAAAACCCCTTCTCTTTCTAGGGCTGCACGAATTAATCTTTTACCGAAGTCGCCAGTTTGAGGGTTTTGAGGCATTCCGTATAGCATCGACAGTTGAGTCCCTAGTTGAGGGTAGATGAAGAAGTCACCTGGCTCAGTCATTAACCTCATATATACATGCTGTATATCTTTTTCTGACATAGATTGAACTAAGCCCAAATCTCCAGATCCATTTACTACTAAATCACCGCTAAGGCTGATGTAAAAATCAGACATTATTATCTCCTATGCTTTCTTTAAAAATATCTAATGCCTGGTCTATCGAACGCCCATTAGACATTAGGTCTCTTATTCTATTCGTTAAATTAGCCTTTGATATACTCACTGCGTTAAACAATGCAGAGGCGTTCCTATCCCAAAAAGAATCTAATTTAATAATATCTTCTTTTGTAAAATCATTATCTAATGAAGAATTTTCTAACACATCCACCGATACAACATCAGTGTTAGTGGTTTCCCTATAGGCGTAGCTACCGTTAATAGTAACTGCTTGTTGTGAATCTTCTTGGTCTATTAAATCTAAATTCTTTATATAATGATCCATATTTAAAAAAGCTGGATTATAAGATTTATCATTTGCGCTGACAAATGCTGGCTCCGAAAACACAGTTGCCGAATGATTAAATTCCATGGAGTTCCATTTTAAACCATCTTCTTTTGTAAAAAATTTAATATTATCCGCAAAAAGAGAAATGGTTTTTGTTGATCCATTTATAACTATACCTACTCCAGGCGCTGAAAATATTTCTATATCACCAGAATCAGTTAGTCTTATAAAAGATGAATTGTCCGGATGAGTAAGTCCTACTTCTCTTTGGGAAAAGTTTTTTCTCCTACTTAATTCATCTAACTCAGAAGCGGTCTTGCCAGCTACTGATTCGAAAGACTTTTGTGCGTGAATTTTTTCTGACATTTTAAACCATAAACTTTGGTACACCAGTGTCTACACTGTAGTTGGGCATATATCTTCCTACGCTATTTGTATCGTCTATATATGATACTATATGCGGAAATCTTTCATTGGCATCGGCAAAACCGATTATGCATCTTGTACCAGCTGTTGGCGCAACACTTTGTACACCAAGAGTTGATGGGCATGGGACTCCTCTTATTATGTTGCCAACTTGATTTGTCATCCTATCGTCTAAGATAATTACAGCCGTATTATTCATCTTATTGTATGACATAATAGTTCCAGATCTTGTCTTAGATTGCTGAAGCTGATTATTGCTAATGTGTGAATTTAATTTTTCATCAAATTTTGGATACTGTTTCATACTCTATCTCCTTACGCACTCCATGCAGACGATGCTCCAGCATAGGTATACTTACTTCCTGGGAAAATCGTTGAATTTATACTTCTTGGTCTTGGTCTATCAGACCCTTCACTTTCATCATGCTGGTCAACGTACTGACCATTTCCTATCGAGATACCTACGTGGCCATAGCGATCAGTCCCACCTGTCCAAAATACCAAATAACCAACTGGTGGGTTTTTTCCGTTTTCAGTCTCTGGTCCATAAAATGAAGCGCTCGATTCCAAATTAGACAAGTGTTCTCCCGCTGTTAGGAATTGACTAAGACTAGGCGTAGAGACTGTATATGAGCCTTCGTTACCTGCAGCTGTCCACTCATCTGTAAACAGTGCAGTTTGTGCTGGGCCAAACAAGCCTAAAGCAGCTGAAAGAACTCTGGCAAATCTATCGCAACCAAAGTTTCCTTCAAGATCTGAACGATACTTAGTAAGCCATTGAGGAATCTTATTAGTGCTAATCCAGTCTGCAGCTTCTTCAATTTGATACTTAGTAAAAGATGCAGGAGATCCATCTCCTCCGGCACCTTGCGAACTAACTACATTTACCTCATATGTAATGACTCCACTATCTTCTTCGTTTATCAACGAACCATCTTTAGCATGATCGTAGAATACCGTACCGTCCATCCATTGTTCTATGTAATTTATTGTTCTTTTATTATGCTTTTTGAAGTTTGTTCTAACCCAATCTTCTAGCGTTTCTATAGGCTTTCCTGTTGTTAAATATACGTTAACAGCATTTTGAAATTTTGTTCCGAATATAAATCCACAATCAGATCTTGGTGTACCATTTGAATTATCATAATCTCCCCAATGGCGAAAACCACTAGATCCGTCTATCTTATTTACGTTTTTAAAATCTACTCTGCCCCACTTATCCATTAGCATCCAAACTTGATTAATTGGGAACCACAACCTGTCATCGGTAGTAGACTTTGAAGCCTCTTTATTAGTGGTTGTACTATAAATCTCTACTAATTTTTTTGCTACTGCATTAGGATCCCAAGAAGAAGCTTCAGTAGCAGAGTACATTAACCTGTGAGCTTTAACTAATTGCTTTGTTGCAGCAGAACCATCATAGTAAATTGGCACGTCGTTTGATGCGTTGGTCGACCTCTTGATTAAGGAA